TCTGGAGGTTTTGCGACATCAACTAAAACATTATCAAGTTGTTCAATTAATTTTTCTTCCTTTTTCTTTTGTTCTTTAACTTCTACTTCTGCTTTTTTGATTCCACTAGAAACTGTCTTGACTAATACATCAAGATTGATGTTAGCCTCTTTGAGAAGATTATCAAACTCCTCTTCCTTTTCTTTCTTGGCCTCTCCAATGAGACTAAAAAATTCTGACAGTTCTGGTGATTTCATTTATCATCTTCTTTTTGTTTCTTAATTAATTTTGATAACTCTGCGGTTGAACCAACAAATAGTGCGTTGGTCACATTTGTAGGGCCTTTGTTTGGATCTTGTTCAAGATCTTTCATTTTTTGTTGAAGATCAATAAGTTTATCTGTTGTATCTGCAACTGCTTTGATTGTTGTCGCAGCAACCTCATAAGCTCTTGCAGAATCAGACTCTTGTGCTAACTCTAGTATACCATCTACGGCCTCTTGTCCCTTCTCTATTAAGGAATATAAATTACCTCTTGAGTATTCATAGTCCTTTGATATTTCATCCCCATCAACTTTTTGAATTGGACTTTTTTCAGGTTTCTCATTTGTATTGAGAACCTCTGTTTCAACGTCTAATGCTTTTTCAATGGAGTCAAAATTTTTCATTGTTCTAAATGTCTATACCCTGAGAGGGACTATATTTTTTACCATCGGTAAAGAATGAAACTGTTTCATTAAATCCGAAATCATCACCAAATTCAACTTGTGCATCATCAACGGTGTTAAGAACTCCAATAGATGCATTATGTTCATGTTTTGCAGCAATGGTATCATCATATCCTCTGAAGACTGTAATCTTCTTACCATTAATACTTCTAATAAACATTATTTCTGTATCTATAATGATACGATCATTCACAGATAGATCAGTGCTAGCACTTACATTAAACTCAGTGACATCTTTAGATATTGCACCATCAACCACAGTTGCCTCATCATCATCGTAATTTTGTTTTGCTTGAGGTGTAACACTATATCTAACATCACGTTTTGCAGTAACTGTGTTTGTGCTAGTATAGTAATCAACATCAACCTTCTTAATAAGACCTTCAGGACTATCTGCAACTGGGCCGAATAGATAGGTTTTCGCAGTAAATGCTAATGTGTATATTAATATTCTACGACTATCAAAACTACCCTCATATGAATCAGAGTAATTAACACTCTCTAATATGATTGGAATATCTTTCTTTTCGCCAATAGACTCCACAAGATTGACAGTGATATTAAAAGATGGTTGAAAATATGGAATAATTTGTTCTACTATTTGCAATGCATCATCACTTAACTTGGACATAATACTTAATTCAAATCCAATGTTATAAGGAACAGGCATGTAAACTTTCTTTGCGTTTGTTCCACTCTTAGTTAAGAAAGTTTGTGCAAGGCCAGTTTTACGACTTGGATCATATTGTATTCCACCCATCTCAAATGAAATACGAGGTAAACTGATCGCAGTCTCTCTGTCTAAATCTGGTTGTTGTTGAATTCTTGCTAAAAACTTTTGCATTGGCCCATATGCCAATGGAACTTTCATCACACTGAAGTTTCCGCCACCATCAGTTTTGTGTCGTATATGAATATTATTAAAGAGAGTTCCGAAACCGATAACCGTCTTTCTTAATATCTCATGATAGAAATAAGTACCTAACATATCAAAGCTTTCTAACTATTTAGAATGTTCCGAACGGATTGCCCTCAGAGAAGTCTAGAATCGCATCAGCCTCGGTCTCAAATATCTCATTGTCATTGTATTGATCTGCATCATATTGTGAATTTGGATAGTCATTTGGTGTATTATAATTAACCTCTTTAATTACATATTCTGCACCAGATTCATTTCCTCTAATCTTTTCTCCAACTTGGAATTGCATCTTGGTCAACATACTGATATCAAGAGTTCTTGAACTTGCATCCCACACTTTAACTCTTGCAGTCTCTGAAGAATCTGAAGACACTTGAACAACCTCATTGAAGACATAATCACCAGATCCAATCGTAGTTGCAGCACCGATTGTGATTGTTGGTGTAGAAGTATATCCAGTACCAGCGTTACTAATTCTGATGGATCTAACAGTTCCTCCAACCATCACAGCCTCAGCAGTTGCATTGACTCCGCCCTCTGGTGCAGTTCCAATCGCAACATTTGGAGTTGTGGTGTAACCTGAACCTCCAGAGGTAATTGTTACTATGCCTATAGAACCCTGTGTAGACACGCCAGCAGTCGCTATACCCGTGCCTGGCACGGTTACAGTAGGTATTCCGATATATCCACTGCCTGGATTGATTAAAAGAATTCTATCAATAGATTTACCAGTTTGGATACCAGTTCTTTCTGTCATGATTGCAACTGCTGTTGCATCTGTGCCAACTGATGTAGTGATACCTATGGTGGGTGCAGCAGCATATCCAAATCCATCATTTTGTAAGAATATCTGTTGAACACCACCAAAGACAACTGTTGTATTTGCGGTTGCACGAGATCCAACTTCTGATAATAGAAGTCTTGCAATGTAACCCTCAGTCTGAACGGTTTGATCAATCGCATCAACATGTGTATCAATAACCTCATCTTCGTATTCAAAGAGTTCGCAACGAAGTTGATAAGTATAAAGTTTCTTAAGTTGATAGAATGGTTGTTCATGTTCTACAAACTTAATTTCAAACATTCTCTTTCCTAATGGAAAGAATATTAGATCACCTTCTTTTGGTCTTTTATGAAGTTCGTAATCATCATCCTGTTCTTTAAGAAAGGGTGATATTGATTCTTCAAATCTTTCTCTTGATATTACAAATGTGGCTTCATCTGTGACTCTGACACCAAACTTACTTAATATATCTCCTTGTCCAGCATATCCATCTATGTTCATTAGATATGCTTCAAGAGGAAACGCCTGATCAAATCTTGATTCAGTTACTTCCTTCATAATTGTTTTAGATGTCACCAATTTACGAGGTATATAATGACACTCCTGTCCATAGATCCTCAACTGTTCATTAATTAAGTCTTGGACTAAACCTTGTTCTCCTTGAGAACCCTGTAGAAAAAATGGATTTAAAGTCATTATCCAATCATATCTAATGGTGGCATTTCGTAATCACTGGCCATCTTCGCTCTGATCTCTGCAAGTTCTCTTTCTCCATCATCATATATTTGACGACCATTGAGTTGAATACCGCCAGGCAATTGAACTCCTTGGAATTTAATTAGATTTTGACCCCACTGTCTTTTGCATAATGCAGTAAAATATCTCTTTAGAAATTGATCATTATAGACTTTTGTAAAATCATCTGGATTTAAGATTCGGAAACAATCTATAACAAAGTGATCTCCGACTGTCATCTGAGTAAAATCAGCATCAATGTAAAGACGATCTTGACGAATATTAAAACGATATCTCATATTTGGATTTAACAAGAATGTGATATCCTCAAGATATGTTTGAACCATTGAATATTGTAGAAGATCAACAGATCCAAACTGATACAAGTCATTCAAAAATAACTGATATCTGATATTAAATAAACCATCAAATACTGTATCAGATCTAAGTTTAAAAACTTGATTAACTCCGATCACTGCCGATGGCATCTGTAAGTAATTATTATTTTCTTCATAATTAAATGTTGTAGATAATCCTACAGTTGAAGTTCCTGAAGTTGTCGTAATACCAGCACTCTTACCACCACCTCTGGCACGACCACGATCTATATCTTCCTGTGTAATCTTATATTTTAAGTATACTCTTGATATACCATCATAATGTCTTTCTTGATATATCTGGACAGCATCATCCAACAGATCCTGAAACTGTTCATCCGCAACGTTGATTTCCAAGACAGGAAATCCAAGTTGTCTCTTTGCGTAATCTATTAGTCCTTGTCTGGAACTTGGTTGAGCCATTATTCACCTCTAAGTTGAAATACCTGTTCTAACTAATACGTTTCCTTCAACTAACTTGAAGAAAGTAGAACCAGAACTCACATTGACATCATATAGATATCTACCTTCTGCTAAACTTCTAGTTTCAGTTGACCCCATAGACAGAGTGACCTTTCCGTCTGTAGTTCCGAGTGTTACACCAAAAGTATTTGCAGTTCCTATAGCAGACTTTTTAATATTGCTTCTTCCAGTATAGTTAGTAAAATTTATACTTGAACCAGCAGAAGTCTGGATAGTAAATTCAGTGCTAAAATCTGCACCAGAAAATATGGTTAGATTTACACCGAATGGAACGGCAACGTCTGGATCAAATGTGATTACCTTTTTTGCCATCTTTTTAATTATTTAGTTTCTGGACAAGATTAGATAAGAGATCCTTGATATCTCCTAACTCACCTTTGACATTATCAAGATCCTCTTTCATTTTATTAAACTCATCACTTTTATTTTCTGCAATTTTTTTACGTTGCATATACTCAAGATAAGCCTTCTTATCTTTATTTACAATAGCGGTAGAGTCTGAATCCCGATAAAGTCCAGACTTACCTTCAACTGGTACAAAATCACTCATACTTTTTTAGGAGGGCCGCCAGGTTCTTGTGTATATGGTTCATCACCACGAGGCCTTTTTTTTATTAGATCGTCTTTAATTTTTTTAAGAGGGTTGCTGATGTGATCTAACCCCTCTTTAAATTGTTTGAATGATTTCATTAGGCTAATGCGATTGCTCTAAGTTCCTTAATAAATGGTGGTCGTGACTGATTAGTTCCAACCATATCTATCTTAATCTGGAACGCTGTGAATGGTGGTAATTCTCTAGATGAGAACTGATAATCCTTAAACTCTAATCCTACTGAAGGTGTAACTAAATCATCAGGATTTCCACTGTTATTAGAAACATTAATGATCTCACCGAATTGATCAATATTATCAAAGCCAGGGAAGAGTTCAAAGTCTCTCTCCATACTGTTTTCAGTAGAACCTTGAGATAATATCTTAAAGAATACACGAATGTCTGCACCTTGTCTGCGATATGACGCAAACTCAACTTTAAGACTTGTAGCAGGGTTCTCTAGTTGAACTAATTTTGAAACATAAGATGAAGCACATGGATCTTGACTTGTTTTATTCACTCTAGGATCTGATGCAAAATTAGAAACTGGATTGTTTAATCTATTTGTTGTTAATACATTAGCAACACGATCTAAGTCAACTACTGGTGAAACATCTGGACTTCCAGTTACCATCAATACCTCAAATGTAAATGATTTATTGCCAGGCAACTCTGTTAATTGACGATCCTCATTTACTTTAGAAGCAATCATGCGAGGAGTTTCAAAATGATTTTGTCCATTAATATTGATTGATTGGAATCCTTGATCAACGAATGATTCTTCAGATCCTCCTATACTTGTAGCTGAAGTTGTTCTAACTCTTGCTGCAATAGATGTTCCAGTTGGTGTGATGGTTTGAATATTCGGTGTTAATGTTTCAAACTGAATGTTTTGAGATGCCTTTGCATTTGTTCCTCCACCACGTTTTGTAGATGAGAAGAAACGATCTGGAAGAGATCCACTACTTCTATCCTCACCATCACTATTCATATCAACCTTAATATGATAGAAATCTAAATCTTTATTATTTGGAACCGTTGGTGCAGGGTCATTCATATCATGAGTCTTATTGATTCTTCTAAGAGAAACGCCAGAGAACTCATACTTCTTAATTTCATCACCTGATGAGTGACTTGACTTAAGACTATTATCAATACCTCTAGTTGTGATTCCTGTAATAGAACCGTTTGCAACTCCTGTGTAAGATATGATTTCATCTCCGATGATCGCATATCCGAAATTAGTTGTTCCAACACCAACACCTTCAAAAGTAGCAAAATTAGATGATGCAATCACAGAAATATTAGATGATGAATCAAAGTTGTAATCAGCAGTTAATTTTGTTGATGGAACATCAGACTCAACATCTGAAATTTTCACCAAGTTATTAAAGGAGTGCATTCCGTGAGCACGATGATCAACTTTGAAATGTAAACCATCATTTATAGAATCAACATCAAAAGTAGTCACTGTAGATCCACTTCCAACTGTTTTTCCATCAATTCCAAGAACAGTTGATCCATTATTAAATCCAACTGTTCCGATACCTGTGACAAATGAACCTTGAACATTATCAATTACTAAAGCGTTTGTTGATGTAATTAATCCAACTGAGAGGACTGCACCACTACCAACACTTGCATTTCCAGTTCCTAAAGTTCCGATTCCGAGAGTGTCACCAACCGCAAAGTTTTTACCACCATTTGTAAATGTAACAACACCAATCTTTCCATTGTTAACAGTGACATTACCAATAATTCCAGTTCCTTCTCCTGTTTGAGTTATCATTGGAATATTTGAATATGTCTTAACTCCGTTAGATGGTTCATAACCTGAGCCTGGATCTATAATAGTTACATCATTTGATCCATTAATTGTCGCAATACCAGCAGTGCTGATGAGAGTTGCAGATGCATTTAAATTATCAAACTGACTAATCGTAACGCCAGGGACAAGTCCAGCAGTTAAAGTGTTTGATATCGGTGTTCCCAAACCAACAATTGCTTTTCTAGATAAAGATTTGATTGGGTTAGGTGGTAATGTAATAATTTGATCATTACCTTCAGATAACTCAGAGTTAAAGAATCTACCTACGCCAGGGAAAACATTAAATCTTGCTTTGTTAAGTGTGAATTTAAGATCCTCATACTGACTGGCATCCCAAGTTGCACCGTTCTGAGATTTAAATAAAGAACCTAAGAATGGTTGCTGACTAATTAAAACTTGTTGTTCATCAGGTAAGTTTGCAGTTGATACATCAATCTCACCCATTCTTGATATCCAAGCTTCATAATTTTCTGAAGCACTTAGCAGAACAACTGCATATGGAGTATTTCCTGAAAGATATACAGGAGATGGGAATGTAAATTTAGTTGGAATAGATGCATCTTCTGATATGTTTACATCACTTGGATCTACAGAAACAGTGCTTAGTGGAAGAACTCTATTAGTTGGAATACTAGTATCAGTTGTTCTAATTTGAACCGTAACTGGTAATTCTTCATCTTTTGTTCTGAAATAACACTCAATTGATGTTAGGAAAATACCAGCAGTTTCCTCTACAAGGAATGTTTGTGCTAGAGGATCATCCCAATCATTAATAAAGATTGGTTGTGAAACATTAGTAACGTTAGTTACATTCTGTACGTTAGTGACATTAGTAACTTCAGTAATATCTTGAGTAACATTAGTGACCTCAGTAACGTTAGTTACTTCAGTAATTTCTTGAGTAATCTCGTTGGTTATGTTAGTAATATTGTTAATTACTGGTGGGGGTGGTGGTGGTAATTCCTCAATATTGACACTGACACCAGAAACTGATATTGCTCTAGGTGGCCCAACCTGTCTTGTAATTCTATCGTTTACATTATTCTGTTCTGTTCTGGCCAGTCTTTCAATTTGTGGAGTTTTAGTGCTAAGAATTGTTTCTTGGAATGTTTGTATTGCACCACTAGCTGAGAAGTTTGATTCTGCCGCACTAGTTAACACACCTTGCAATCTTGAGTTAGTTGAACTACTAGAGAATCTGAATGTTTTTATACCAGTTTCAAATCTTGGATTTGCATTAGCATTTGGATTTGGTATGTTGAAACAAGCAGTTAGTTGACCTAGACTATCTGATATCAATCTTAAATCGGTAATAGTAGCCTCAGCACCACTTGAATTACCAACTAATTTCATATTAGTTTTTGCATTTCCAAAGAAAGCACCTTGGTTTTGTGTTGCAAGACTAAATGTATCAATATTCAAAAGAGTCGTTGATGTTGAATATGAAGCGGGAATACCAGCGCCAGGAGTGTATGGATTTAAACCTAAAGTTTTTGTAGGATTATTAAATGGCCCTTCTTTATGATTTGGTGCAGCAAGTCTAAATACGAATTTTTGAGATCCGATTGTACCTGTGACAGTTTCACCAATTGTGAAAGTACCACGAGTCATACTCACTTCAAGAAGTTTTGGTGTTACAAATTGAGTAACATCAATATTGTCAAAGAAAGCATAGAACCTTGTCTTAGGTTTCATGCGAGTAACCACAGCTTCAATATTCCTAGATCTCATGAAAGGAATAATGTCACGACTTACGATTCTGTCACCAAATGATTCTGTAGTAACTTTTGGAGTAACTTGCCACTGAATTCCCTCTCTTGATCTTCCAGTTGTGATTATAATATCTTCAAATGTTGTTCTCTCAGTTAAAGTTACGCCCTCAACAACACTACCTCTTTCAACCCATTGACCATTACTTACAACTCCTGCTGTTGCACCATTCGCAACTTGAACAGTTTGTGATGTGATGTTTACACTATCAGCTTGAGGTATTTGATCTAAAGCAATATTTCCTAAGTTTCTAGAAGTTTCTTCACTCCATGTTCTTGAGACAGTCTCTGACACCCAATCAGTTTCCCAAGCACCCCAATCAACTTCACTAAATCCAGTTTGAACATCAATACCTAATTCAGCAATCGCAGCGTCATATTCACTTGTTTTTTCAATAACGTTTGCATCTAAACGTTTTGTATCAGTCCAAGTGTCAGAATCTGGATTTAAAGTGATACTACCATTATAAAAAATGATTAAATATGGGTTAACGTTTTCAGTTCTTGAAGCAAAACTTTGTCTGAAATATTCTATCTCTGTATAATTAAGTGTTAAAAGTCTACCAGTTTTTCTAACATTTTGTCCATCAATGTCAGTTAAATGATTAATATCTAAATTTGGATTTGCAGTTTGACCAATACCTATAAATGATCTAGATCCAACAACTAAGTCTAAACAAGTTGTGAAATGTCCAGGCCTTAGATAACCATTCTTTGCGTCTATACTCGCTGAGAAATCTGGATGTCCGATTTGATGAGAATCATGTTTCTTGAAGTCATCAACAAAAAATCCTGATTTAAAACGAGTTAAACCGTTTGAATCTACGATTTGTAGATTTGCTGTGTCACTCTCTAAGAGTGAAAGACGAGTGTAATACTCAACATTTTCAAGTCTCTTTTCAAGTCTTCCAATGTCTGCCATTGTAAAACGTTTATGATTCGTTCTTACAATTTTGACATCTTCAACTCTTCTAAGAAAAGCTGGTAAAGTTAATGTTGCAACTTCTATCGCATCATCAACTGCTTGTGGTGGTTGTGGTTCATCTGAAGGAACGCCCTCTAAATAAACAAATTGACCACCTTGATCTAAGAAAAGTTTATCTTTTCTTGGTAGATAATAATCAAAATCAACAACTAAGTTCTCATCAGGAACTAATGGATCTGGAACATTATTTGCCTGTTCTGAGAATGATCTTGATTTAAAATCAAATGGTGATATTGTTGATGATGTTGCGTAAGCATTTACTCTCGGACGAATATCAATTAAATCAGAAGTTAATCTTTGATATTGTCTATTTGGTGGTATTAAGTTTATACCCTCTTGAGGATAACTTGTTGCAGTAAAGAAGTCCCCTGTATCATCTGATGTTACAAAGAAGTTTTTGAATACAACTTTAAGTCTATTTGTTGGCGCTTCAAATCCTTTCTTTCTTCTTATAAATGAGTAATCGTAATATGTTGGTTTAATATTAGTATCTAAAAGGAACTGATCAGTAACATTACGATCACCTTCAGTTGTTGATGTTACAAGTGCAGTTAATAAAGATTTACTTGATGAAATTTTTTCGCCAATATTAAATCTATTTTGATTTAATAAAACTATTCCAACTGAAGTTACATTTGGTTTTTCAACAACTAATCCAACAGCGTTACTATCTAAACCAACTATTTGTTCACCAATAATTAAATCAGAATTATTACCACTAGGGCCGTCATATGCAGTTAAAACAACTGTTGGTAAATCAGGATCTCCAGCATCATTAGATTCAATAACAGCTAATAGTTTACACGCATCTGGAACATTTAAAGATATCTTATCATCTTGAACTCTAGTTCCAAATATAGAACTTGTTGTTAATCCATCATTTAAACTATTTGTTCCAATTCCAGATGAATCTAAAGTTGATCTGTTAACGACAACTACATTCGCTTCATTTAATTTTTTAAGTTTATTTTTAATTTTTGATTTTAAGACGGTTGCAAATAAGTTTGCTTTTCCTGTCGCCTTACTTAATCCTGCAAATGTTACCGTTTTCTTATCAGCAGCAATTGTTACCTGACTCGCTTTTATAGGTTCAATTGATCCATCGTCATATGATATAAAATATCTCTCTTCATCAAATGGTTGAAAGAATAAATTAGTTCCAGCATTTGGAGATGTAAAAGCATTACTTGCAACTGTAATATCTGAATATTGTTTTCTTAATTGAACTGTTGTGTTAGTTACATCAAGACTTTCAAGATTTACACGACTTACTGGTGTAACCAAACTATTTGCAGATAATTTAAATGTTGTTCTACGAAGAGATAGATCATTTACATCAACTGATCCAGCGATTAAACCATCAGAAACACCACCATTACAAATACCTGTAACTGATGTAACACCAACAACATTGATTTGAGTTCCATCAGTTGAAACTCCTGTGATACGATTAAATCTTGGAACAGTTTCGCCAGGAACAGTATAACTTACCACATTATTTGATGTGATAATACCAGCAAAGTTTTTTCCAGCAGCTGTTATAATTCCAGCATTTCCAGATGTGTTACTTAATCTTAGATTACCAGATACTAAGTTAGTAAGTTTAACTCCATCATCAAGTAAAACATCAGCTGCAAACGTTGAAACACCAACTGCACTTTCAATTGACTTTACATCATTGAAAGTAAAATTATCAACTTTTGTAATTACTCTTCCGTTTTGAACACCATTAAGTAATATTGACTCATCTTTTATAAATTTACCTGTGACATCAGTTAGAGTGAAATCGGTGACATTAGTGCCTGCTGATTTAACAAATCCTGTTGCACCACTTCTAGCACCCTCTATGTGAGTTCCAAGTGGTAAAGAGGTAATTGCAGTTCCAACTTTTACATCGGTAAATGTTTTTATATCAAATAATCTTGTTTCATATTGAGTTGTTTGATTTACAAAACTTGAGGATT